GAGAATATCTTTAAGTCTTACGACGTAGGTTCTCTTGCTAACCGCAAGACATACGCCACATTGATTGGCAACTCAATGGATGCAGTAGATGTTACTAGCCGATTGAAGATTGGCTATGAGCGTCTTAAGGCAGATAAGAACATTGAGACAGCATTCCGTCAGTTCTACCCAAGCCTCAGCGATGGAGACATCGTTGCAGCAATGTTGAACCCTAAGGAAATGCTACCTGCACTTGAGCGCAAGGCTGCTGCTGCAGAAATCGGTGGCTCATACCTAGCACAAGGTCTTAAGACATCACAAGCATCTGCTGAATCACTTGCAGCATTTGGCATCGATAAGGCTGGAGCACAGGCTGGTGTTCGATACATCGCTCAGGCTCTACCTCGTGGTCAGTTCCTCTCTGAGATTTCTAAAGAGACAGGCGTTAACTACACACAACAGACTGCTGAAGACATCACATTCAAGAAGAGTGTCAAAGCCCAGAAGGAAGAAGAACTCCTTAAGGCTAAGGAACTCGGACGCTTTAGTGGTGAAGCAGGAACGATTGGCAGTAAGTCACTTGCTTCACAGCAACGTGGCGCTGGCTTAATCTAAACAACAGAATCCTGAACGGACCGACCAGCCCCGTCAGCGTAACAGACTGGTAGCAAGAGCCAGCCCAATTCCCCGATTGGTTACTGAGGCTTGCGAACTACAACGAATAGAAGGGTGGACAGTTGCTATGAGCAACAACTACTGGGACGACGAAGACGAAGAAGATACAACAGCAATCACTGGACAAGAAAGTGAAAACGACTTAATTAAAAAGTTGCGGAAACTTGACCGTTCCAAAGAGAAGCGTATCAAGGAACTTGAAGACCAACTTGGCGGATACGTCAAGAAGGAGAAAGAAGTTTCTGTCAAAGAAGTCCTAGAAAAACAAGGTGTTAATCCTAAGGCTGCACGGTTAATCCTCAAAGATTTGGACGAAGTTACTCCAGAGTCAGTTACTAACTGGCTTGAAGAGAACGGCGACCTCTTTGGGTTTACTAAGCAAGAGGAAGCACCAGTAGATGACAGCAATCTTGCTGAATTACGTAAGCAGAATGCTGTTACTCAAGGTGCATTAACACCTGACCGAGCAGAAGATTTGGCAATGAGAATAGACCAGGCACAGAGCCAGGAAGAACTCAATCGAATTCTCTTCTCAAGCAATTAAACAATCATAGTATCTAATCACCAGGAGGTGACAACTTGGCTACAAATTATACATCAACAGATTCCGCTTCTCTAGGCGGCGTTGCTGGTAGCGCAGGTCTTGTACAGAAGGCATACGATAAGTCTATCGAATTTGCTCTTCGCGACGAACCCCTAATTCGTGCAGTTGCAGACAAGCGTCCAGTAGCACCAACAAACAACGGAAACGTTGTTGTCCTTCAGAAGCACGCAGACCTAGCACTTGCTACAACTGCGTTAACTGAGACATCAGACATTGATGGCGTAACAATCGGAACACCTACATCTGTGACAATCACAATGCAGGAGTTCGGTAACGCTACAACAAACACACGTGCTCTACAGTTGTTCTCATTGAACTCAGTAGACCCAGACATCGTAACATTGATGGCACGTAACCAGGCAGATTCAATCGACGCACTTGCTATGACAGCACTTCGCGGAGGTTCAAACGTAATCTACTCAGGTTCAACAGCAACATCAACAGCAACAGTTACAGCAGCAGCAACATTGTCAACAGCGAACATCGCTAAGGCAGTTGCTAAGTTGCGCGGTAACAAGGCATCAGGAAAGCGCGGCAACGAGTTCTGGGCTGGAATCCACCCAGACGTCGCACACGACCTAATGCTAGAAGCATCTTCAGCAGGTTGGGTAGTACCTAACGCATACGGTATCTCACAGGACCGTATCTGGGCTGGAGAAGTTGGTCGCTACAAGGGTGCCTACTTCGTAGAGTCACCACGTCTATACGTAGCAACTGATGGTGCTGCATCTGCAAAGGTGTACCGCACAATCATCGCTGGACAGCAAGCACTTGCTGAGGCAGTAGCAGAAGAGCCACACACAGTTATCGGTCCAGTCACCGATAAGTTGAACCGCTTCCGTCCAATCGGATGGTACGGCGTTCTAGGCTTCGCACGTTACCGTGAAGAGGCTCTATACCGCATTGAGTCAGGTTCATCAATCGCATAGTTGATTGACGGGTGGGGCTAGGGAAACCTAGCCTCATCAGTAAGTTCACTAAGGAGAACAATGACAACTTATACATTCACTACACCTGTAGTTGAAGAAGGACCATCTGGTCAACACCGCTTGTTCTACTTCTTCCGACTTAATCGTGGGCTGACAGTAGTTCGTGATGGGGCGACCTATCGAACAGGTCGATACTTTTCACACGATGAACTAGAAGCATTCGACGAGTACTGGCTAGGTGGACACGAACATCCTGGTATCAGTGAAGCAACTAAGGCAGCAATGATTGCTGCAGATATAGATATTACAGAGGCAAACTTCGTAGCAGAGTAGGGACACTATGCACCAGCACATCAGCAAGGTTTTAGATTGGGGCTTCACCCCAGAGCACGATTTTATAGCAACAAAATGGGGATGTGTTCTTTGTGACGAGACATCAGATAAGCCATTTGAATATGAAGAAGTTTCAATCGACCACACGCAGTGCGATGAAGATTGTTTCGGATGTAAGGCTAAAGGACTTCAGTTAAATACTGGAGATGCTGGCAGACCTATCTCTGACAAGCAATGGAATGGCAGATTATCTTTCTATAAGCGAGCACGTGAGCAAGGTATTCAACCAGCAGGTACACATCCTGCTCAGGTTGAGGCAGCATACAAAGCAAGTGAAACATTGGGCAAAGCGTATGACGCTGGCACAATGGGAGTAAGAGCAGACAAGGTTACGAAATCCGTAGCCGAAGTAATGAAAGCGGTGGAGTAAATGATGGGTAAGAAGATGGCAGGAAAGATGTACAAGATGGCTGAGAAGGAAATGCCTATGAAGATGGCAAAGAAGAAGGCTGTCAAGAAGGTTGCAAAGAAGGCAGTCGTCAAGAAGAAGATGAAGTAATGCCAGTCCGCAAGCCTGGCAAGTGCCGCAAATGTGGCAAGTCTGACAAAGCGTGTAAGTGCTGATGGCACAGATGAACGCACGTCAGAAGGCAGCAGCAGAGGCTGCCAAGAAGCAAGCAAAGTTTCAAGCAGAAATTAAAAAGAAGGTTAAGCAGCAGATGAATCAGATGAGTCCAATTGGAAAGTCACCTGCTGAAAAAGCCAGAATGCTACAAAGAGGATTACCATAAAATGACAGACCCAAGACTAAAGCGAGCAGGAGTATCTGGTTTTAATAAGCCAAAGCGTACACCGAGTCACCCAAAGAAGTCACACGTTGTTGTGGCTAAAGAAGGCAACAAGGTCAAAACTATTCGCTTTGGTCAACAGGGTGTGACTGGAGACAGACAACCTACAAAGCGTCAGGCTTCATTCAAAGCACGTCACGCAAAGAACATTGCCAAGGGCAAGATGTCTGCAGCGTATTGGGCAGATAAGGTGAAATGGTAATGGCAAAGAAAGTTGCATTCTGGGACAAGAAGAGTCCAAAGAAAAAGTCAACACCTCTTACACCAGCACAGAAGACCAAGGCGAAAGCAATGGCTAAGAAGGCTGGAAGACCTTATCCAAATCTTGTGGATAACGCAAGAGCAAAGAAGAAGTAAGAAAGCAAGGGGACAATGAACGACAAGTTAGCAATCGCCTGGTGCGATAACGGTATGGTTGATGGCAAGTTTATGCAGGGTGTTACTGATGTGATGCTTCATTCTGGTGTAGAAGTTGTCACAACTCTACGCAGCCAAGGCAATCAAATTGCCAGACAGCGTGACAGAGTAATCAACCATTGGTATGAAGGCAACAAATCCGATTGGCTTCTATGGGTTGACTCAGATGTAGTGATTAGCCCAGATACCTTTAAGTTGCTTTGGGATAACAGAGACGTGGAGAAACGCCCTATCCTTTCGGGGGTCTACTTCACAACTGATACTCCTGAAGAACCACTTATGGAACCGATGCCAACTTTGTTCTGGTTCGTAGTAAATGGTGAAGATGTTGGAATCAAGAGAGTCCATCCACTTCCTAAAGACAAGTTAATACAGGTAGGCGCAGCGGGTATGGGATTCGTCCTGATGCACCGCAGTGTCATTGACCGTATCCGTGCGGTTCTACCGACAGCACCACTCTTCTCAGATGTGGGACACGGAAAGAATTTTATGGGTGAAGATATCTACTTCTTCGCTCTATGTGACAAGGCTGACATTCCAGTCTTTGCTCACACTGCAGCAACAGTTCCGCATATGAAGCGGTTCTCCTTTGATGTTAACTACTACGACGCGTTCGTAGGGAATAAGAGGAAATAATGTCGTACACCCTGAGTCAGATGATTGATGAGGTTGTCTTGAATTTGTCTGGATATACATTCCAGCAAGACCGAGCAACCTACCTGAAGACTGCAGTTTCAACTACAACATCTTCAAGTGCTTCACCGCTAGTCCTGTCTCTGGGTTCGACTGAGAACGTTGGTAAGGGAATCATTGAGATTGATGAAGAGTTACTGTGGGTCGATTCATTTGACCGACTTGCTAACACTGCAACAATCGCTCCCTATGGACGTGGTTACCTAGGCTCAACTGCTGCTACACACACGGCAGATACC